CAAAAAAGCACCAGGCAATGGTGGCACTCAAAAGAGCCGCGGCAATCAATGCCACGGCCCAGTTTCTCATAGCCCTAACATCTTCTTGACAAATTCGGCAGCCACCCCTGGGCCGAACAGCACTGCTACAATCACGATATACAGCAAATATTCAATCTTTGTCATGCGCTTTGATCCAGCAGCAAAACTTTGCTGAATGCCCTCGTACCTTTCAGCACAGATGGCTTCATGCACCGACAGCTTGGCCTCTGTCTCGCTGATCATTTTATCGGTCATGGTGCATCAGGCCACACGATTGTCAAGGGGAAGCCAGACTGTGCAGAAATGTCACGCAAGGCTTGACGGTAGGTTGCCCATGCTTGTTTGTCAGCAGTAGCATCAGTAATCTGTGTCCAATCAGTAGCGGCTAGTTTGGTGTTGCGTTCTGCTCTAACCTCTGCGGCTTTGCGATCATTAGCACCCGCATCCCATGCCGCCTTCTTTATGTCGTACTCGGCTAGTTCTTCAGTCGTGTAGGGAATCTGAACAATCTCGCCAGTGCTTACGTTTGCTGTTATGGTGTGCATGATAATTCCTTAAATATAAGCAATATTGACTGAGCCACCGTCAAAAGTATCCGTTCCTGTAGCAGTCGTTAAACGAATGCGATCAAGTACGGCAGAAAGTGATTTGCCCCCAGTGCTGATGTATTGAGTTATAGAACCAAGTCTCGTTGACACACCTCCAAAAGCAACCCACGAAAACGAACTTGCGTCTTGTAGGGTCAGTGTCACGCTACCAAACACTTCACAATTGGACTGCTCTATGTTAATTAGAAATCCATCGCTTGACTCCGTTCTAGCTGGCGAAGTGGAATTTAATAAACGAAAAGAGAGGCTGTCATAGCCTGTAGATTCAATGCCTCCAGAATCTCCAATTTGTATCAAATAATTGCTAGAGCCATTAGTGGACACGGCTTTAAAGGTAAATACAATCTGCTTTACCCCTGCAGGTATTCCAGTAAAGTCAATTGAAGTGCCAGATGTTGTGGCTACTGGAGTGCCAAGAGTAAAGCCCGCAGAAATAGCACCCCAAGCACCATCACCACGCCAGAATGTACTTGCGGATGCAGATGTTCCTGAGTTCAGATTTGTTACTGGTAAGTTTCCTGTTACACCCGTGGTTAGCGGCAACCCCGTTGCGCTGGTTAGCACTAAAGTAGTGGGTGTTCCTAAATTAGGTGTTGTTAGGATGGGGCTTGTAAGTGTTTTGTTGGTAAATGTCTCTGAACCCGCCAAAGTAGACAATGTTCCCGTTGTGGGGAATGTGACGTTTGTTGTGCCTGTCAGAGTCCTTGTGTAGGCAAAGTTGCCAGAGCCTGTGACTGTCATGGCAGCGTTGTTTGCTACCCCTGTACCGCCCTGATTTGGTGTGACTGTTGCAGCTTCCTTTAGTAGTTTGCCCGTTGTTCCATCAAATGCAGCGAGGTTATTAGCAGTAGAAGACGCTGGGCCTACTACATCCCCGAAACCTGTTCCAACTGCTGAAATGGTCTGGTTAGGCCAAGTGCCTGTAATGGTGACGTTTGTACCTTGAACCAAACTAGGGGTTGATGTTGCTGTACCACCATTTACTACTGCCAAAATGCCTGTGATATCAGAAGTAGATAGCGTGACAGCATCCCATGATGCATTTGTGCCATCGCTTTGAAGATATTTGTTGGCAGCAGAGGTTTGTGATGGCAAGAGATTATTCAATGCAGCCTGTGCTGTAGAAGCACCAGTTCCCCCATCGGCCACCGCCAGATCGGTAATGCCAGTAATTGAGCCGCCCGTAATCGCCACATTGCTTGATGTGAGTGGGCCTGTCACCCCTGCCGTTGCTGTGACTGCACCAGTGAGTGTTGATGTACCTGTCACCGCCAATGTCGTGCTTGCCGTGATCGCTTTAGCCGCCAAGGTTGTATTTGCTACTGTGGCAGTTCCTGTAGCCGCGCCAATGTTCACAGCAGTCGCTGCACCGGCAAAGTTCACAGTGGTTGCTGTGGTGTTGGCCAATGCAAAGGTTGTTGATGGTGTTGTGAGGCCGGTTGTGACAGCAGGCGAGGTTAGGTTTGTTGTGCCTGTGGCCGTCAGCGTACCCGCGACCGCCAAGGTCTTGCCAGCGCCAACATTGAGGCCAACACTTGTGCCAGTGCCAGCTGCTGCAAACAACGCATCGACCAAATCAAGGTCGGTGTTGACCTTAGTACCCCAGGTGTTTGAGCTTGCTCCAACTTCTGGCTTGGTCAGCAATAGATTTGTGGTGGTGGTATCTGCCATTTTTAGTCCTTAACCAAATGTTTTTGCGCGTGTCAATAAATTGCCGCCAGAGGTTGAACCTCGGTCATCGGCCACTTGCAAGTCGTTTAATGCGCGCTCATAAAGAGTCGCCCACACTTGGATTCTCGCATCATCTTGCAAGTATGGCGCGGCCTGTAATAGCGCTCCATAAAGATATATATCAGGGCTTGATGTCAAAATAAAATTGGTTGCGACACTTGAAGACAGTTTATTTAAATTTGCAAAGTAGACAATTTCGGCTGTATAACTTGCATCAGGTGTTGGCACAAAACGAAATTGAGTGCCGACCACACCAAAAAACTTTGGCCTGCCGCTGGCCGTAAATTTTGTCGATTCCTCATCCAAGGCATCCATTGTCATAAAAGACAAAGGGGTGTCTGGGTTTGTGCTGGTCAATTTAAATGCCCTGACCTCTAAAAAGTCAGCAGGCGTTGTTTCAAACTCTGAGTCCACTGTCAAATCTGACCTGGTCAGCATCTGCCTAGTGCGCAGTGTTCTTTCAATTTGCGCCTCGGCCAGAGAGATAAAGTCGGGAATGACTGTGGTCAGGTCTGACCGATTAAGCCAGTCACCAATGGATGTCTTTAGCTCTGTATAGGTTGTCAGTGCCATTATTGGGCCTCTTTTTCCATTTCCTCTTTCACAATCCAAGTGTGTTCATGGCGAAATTCAAATGTGCCAATGTGGCCAATTTCCTTTGAAACGTCATGGTCGATGTAAATTTTGTAACCCAGCTCTTGCGCTTTCTTACAAAAGAACACATCCTCACCCATGTAGCCTCTGGTGGTCTGCCATGGCATATCAAACCACGGCTCGCTCATGCCCTCAAACACCTCGCGCTTGATCAGCATTATGCCCGTTCCAATGCTTCCCACCTCTTCCAATCCAGTAGATTCTGGCATGGTGTAGACCGACTGGCGCTTGCCATCAGCGTCATAGTTCTGAGCCGTTGGGCCGGTTGGCATTCTGCGCCTGGCACAGTTGGCAGCCACAATCTCTTTGTCGTGCTTCAAGAGCCTTTGGACCATGTCCTGTGGGAATGTCATGTCCGAGTCAATGAAAAGGATATGGGTGCATCCTTCAGCCATTGCATCCAAGCAAAGGTCAGCCCTTTGGTTTTGGATAATTGTGCCTTGCATCAATTTCAGACTGATTGCGTCTGTGGTGTTGAGTGTGTGATAGGCCACCATATTCACCATGCAATAGGTGTAATTTGTGTGGACCTGATCACGGGCCGGTGTGCAGACTGCAATGTAGTTCATACTTTCCCTGGTCTCGTTCTAAAAAATTGGTTGTCGGAATCGTTGAGCCATTTTTTCATAAATTCTTGGTCATCGATCTTGCCCTCGGCCTTCATCTTGTAATAAAGGGATTCGGGGATGGATGCCACCAAGTGCCATTCACCATTCCAGTTGGCTTTTTCATCCACAGCGTTATAGATGGCCTTGTTGGCCTCAATCACCGCTGTGACATCTTGTTGGGTCTCAATGGTCACATCGCCAGTCTCTGGGTTTTCATGCCAGATGCGCTTGATGCCTTGATCTTTGTTTTCGCTAAATAGTCTTTTGTGAATCATGTTAAAAAAAAGGGCCAAGTTTCCCTGGCCCTTTCCGTTTGCTTCGATTAAGAAGTGATCAAGTCAGCGGCCAAACCATGGGCCAACTCAGAAGTCACCTTGTGACCCCATTCCACGATCAGCATACGCTTTTCAGCATCACCGGTCTTGGCCAATTCGACTTGCTGATAAGGGCGCAGCATAACCATCTTGGCATAGTCAGGATCAAGAACCCATGCATCGCGCTCACGCTGGAAGCGGTTTGCAATCACTTGCACATTGCCGAAATCACTGACATAAACGTCAACTGCGCCAACCAGTGTGGCAGGCTTTGCACCGCCATCAATGTTGAAACGGCTGGAGGCAATACCAGAGAATCCTGACACGCGCTGTTTGTTAACAGGACCGCACATCAAAATCTTAGGTGTTCCACCTTGTGACCACACTTTTTGAATCACATTCTTGAGAATGGTTTCAGTGAATGTGCGCACGTTGCCATCAGTGCGGGCGCTGTTTGGCAGCGTTGTGTAAGATGGATCAGTACCATTAGTCTGCTTGTCTGTGTTCGTCTTGATATACGCACCCAAAGAAGCAGTCACACGGGCAGTAGTAGAATCGCCTGCGACAGCGATACCACCATTCAACATCACGAATTCTTGGTCGCGACGTAATTCCGCGCCACGCTTCGCAATTTGGTAGGCCAATTCTGAGCGCCTGCCTGCCTTGTTCACCACTTCTTCAGTGGCTGACAAGATGATTGTCTTGCGTGAAATCTGCGCATAGTTTTGCATACGCACAGTAGCAGTAACTGAGTCAAACGATCCAACATCGTCACCCTCAAGTTGTGCATTGGCAGCGGCTGCTGCCAATGTATCTGTCTGATACTCAAACAGAGCATTGGACACGTTTTCACGGCCAATGTTTGAAGCATACGGCGTTTCTTCCGGTGCTATATTTGTAATAATATTGCTCAAATCTTCCCGAATACCCTTTGCGGAGTAAGTCAGGAACGTGTTACTAACGATAGTCATAATTTTCTCACTTTAATAAAAGTTCAATTGCAGAGGCCGCATCATCAATGCGACCGGATTTTGCAAGACGCTGCTTTGCTCGCGTACTCTCAGTTGTTGTCGAAACCCGACCAGCTGCACCAGGCTTGGCTGTTCGTGGGCCATTGTTCACCACAGGCTTAATGCCTTGGCGCTTACTTACCATTTGGTCAAACAATGCCGCTTTTCGCAGCAGTAAGACCAGTCGGTGGTCGTAAACGCTCTTCAAATCTTCATCGGTAAAGCCTGCTGCCTTCGCAGACTCAATCACCAGCGCCTTCTCGGCCTTTGCCTTCTTGGGGTCTTTCCAATCGGGCAAGGCTGCCATTAGAGCTTCTTGCTGGCTGGCAAGTTGGGCTTCCATGGCGCGCTGCTGTTCATACTGAGACACTTGATAAAGCCGCTGCTGTTCAGATTGAATAGCACCGAGTTTCTCTTGCTTCTCGCGCATGACTTCCTTTTGCCTCACCCACTCAATAGGGTCCTCATGGTAGAGGCGCTCCAAATCGACTTGAGGCTCTGAAGACTGAAGTTGGGTTTGCAATGCTCCCAACAATTGAGCGTATTGCTCACGCTCGGCTCGGACTGCTTGCGTTTCTTGCTCGGCCTGCTTTCGCACTTCGGCAATCTGCTGCGTTTTCCGAGTGTAGTCCTGAGTTCTGGAGTAGCCCTTTTGGAGTTCGTCTAGCGTCACAGAAACTTCCTTACCGTCTACTTTGACGGTGAAAGTCTGTGGCTGTTCGCCCTCTTCGGTCTCTTCCTCTTCTCCTGACTGTTCCTCTGAGGTCTCTTCCTCTGGCGCGTCTTCCACACCAGAGTCATCTTCCTCAGAAGCCGCTGTCTCGGTGTCCTCTTCGGACTCCTCGACTGGCTGCGTCTCGTCAACTTCTGCTTGTCCCTTTTCGGGGGCTAACATTGCCGAGATAGCACTGGCCGCATCGGCCATATTCATTGCTTGTATTTCTGCCATAGTATTTTCTTAAATTAAGGTTTTCTGTGATTTGCTGATAGCGTTCTGTGCAATTTTTCCGTTGTCCATAATCTTGATCAACTCTTGTCTTAGGCCATCAATGGCCTGCAACATACACCACGCTGTCTCGCGCCTCGCAGACTCTTCGGGTTTCGATGAACGAAATACCCAAAGTTGGTCGCCTTCTAATTTTGCAATTGCATTGTTGAGGGTTTCATCCTCTAGCAGCTGCTTGGCCTTTCGGCCTTTATTTACTTGGTCTTCGTTTGTCACTTACTGTGCCATTCCTTGAAAGGTTGATGGGGGCATCATCTCAGGCGCTGGTGGCTGCGGCTGGGACACAAACTGTGCCGCCTGCTGCTGGGCCAACAATGCCTGCTGACGCATTGCTTCACGATCAATACTTTGTGCCGCATCAATTTCGGCTGTACTGATCTGAGAATTGAACTTTAACTCAATTTCATACTTTTTGAGATACAAATCCTGAGCCATCTTGTCGCGGTTTAAATCATCATCCATGATCATCTGCTGGCGCTTTAGCTCAAGCTCGGCAGCCTTTTTCTGGATATCAGCCTTGATCGACTCGGCCTGCACTTGGGCCAGCACCTCTTCGGGGCTTGGCTTTTGCTGTGGTGGTGGTGGCACATAGTCGGCAGGGATGTCTTGGAAAAAGCTCGATGAGTCTTTGAAACCAGATAGCTCTACGATTTTTCGCAAGGTATTACTAAACTGCTGTGGCGTGACCAAGGGATTCTGTGGGCCAAGTTGTTGCAAGATTTGCTCTTGCTTGGACATGATCATCATCAGCGCTTGCAGTTTCTCGTTGGTGTCGCCATTGCCCAAAGCAATATTGATGTTGGCATCCATGCTGGCATCCCAGAATCTTGGATCGATCTGCACCCACTCATTGCGCATTCTCACCATTCGGGCTTTGTCCTGGTGCGTTGTGGCCAAGAACAAAATGCCTTTGAATAGTTTTTTCATGCCTTCGGCCAGAATTCTGGCTGTCAGCTCAATACGGCTCTGGCCTGCGTTAATTGTTGCGTTTACAGCTGCCTTGGTGCTTGACTGCAATGCATCAGCATTCAGTCCCATGGCCGCCTTGCTCATGCCGGTGCGATCCTCCCTGATCTGGTCCATGTATTCCATCATTGGGAATGCAGCCTGACCCACAAATGGGGTTGTCAGGGGTTGGACCATGCCAGGCGCGCGCATTCTAATAATCGCACCCGTTTCGTTATTAAGCACGTCTTCGATATTGCATTGTCCTTCTACGACGGCAGTGCGCGGGTGAATGCTCTGGGCCAGACTGTCCAATGTGTTGCGGAGTATTTCCGACTTAATCTCTTGCAAGTCGCGGGTAATGTCAAAAATCGACATGGCCTCAAGGGGACTTGTGTGTGGCTCTGGGTCGCAGGGAAAGTCAGCAAAGGGAATGTAGCTGGCAGGCAGATTACGCACCACCTTATAGCCACCGCCCATGCAGCAGACCTTGCGCAGCTCGGCAATGCCATCACCATCAAAGTCAACGCGGGAATAAGCCTCGATGTATAGCACTCTGCGCATCATTGGGTTGGCAGCGTCATTTGTGCCAAATGTTGTGCTTAGTGGCTGGCGCGCCAAATACTCGTCATTGCTGTCCAAGTCAGTCGATGACATATTCTCTTCAATCTCATCCTGGTCATAACCCATCGCCAACAAATCAGCCATGGTGGCCATCTGCCGGTGGGCAATAATGGTCGAATCGTCAAAAGACCTAGCGCGTCTGTCAAGTAATAGCTCTTCGGGTGGCACGGCCATGATCCTGATCCGGCCATCCTTGGTGATGCGCTTGATCTGCACATCATGGATCATCGCGGGTGGGGCCATAACTGGCTGACCAGTCATAGGGTCCACAGTGCTGATCTGCATCTCATCAATTGCTGGGTCAGGGTAGGATGTGATGATCTTGACTTCGCCACCAGGCTCTTGCATCAGCATCTCAAGGGTCTGCTCATCTAAACCCGTATATTCCTCAATGCGAACCTTTTCATCATCCTCCCACCAGAATTTGGCTATGCCGCATTTGCGAACCAGTGCATCCTTAAAAATCGCATAGGTCGTTAAAAACCCGTTGTTGTCGTTTTGGAAAATGTAATTAGCGTAATCGGTCGCCTGCTGGGCCATCTTCACATCTTCGGGTCCCCTAGGACTAAATTCAACCACATTTTCAGAATTAAAGAAAACCCGCATTAAGCTGGGCAGCATGGCCGAGACAGTGTCGCGCACTTCCATGGCCACCACTTTGCTGTTACCTTCGACCTCATTGCCAAATAAATCACCGCGATAGTATTCAG